TTAACAGTGGAAAATATTCCATATGATCTAAACAAAATGCCACAAACAGTATCAGATGATATGGCATTCAGTGTATTAGATAACAGTAATCCCAAAGAACCTGATTTCTTTTTCTTGCCTTTGATATACATTGAATCATTCAATGCTCCGGCAATAGTTTTAGAAATAGGCGGTAAAGAAGTTACTATGCCTCTTGATTGGAGCATAGCAGTAGGTGACAAAGAAGACAGCAACACTGTTGAAGTTGTTCCATTAACCAGCATTGCAGATAGAGGTTTTTCAGCATTTATTTTCAATCCATTGGATGGATTTAAAGCAGACTTTTACGAAGTCAATGTTGTTAATTTTTACAATGATGTAAAATGGTACTTTCCAAAAATAAAAAACAATCAACTTTTATCTACACCATTAACAAATAATAAAAGTCCAGATTGTGCTTTTTTTGTTAAAGATATTTCAAGACAGTGTGAAAGTATAGAATATACATCATTACTATAATGCCAAAAAAAAAAGAACCTGCAATGATTTATGAAAGTCCAGATGGAGGAGCAACTGTGTATGCAAGACCAATTAATGGTAAAGGTGAACGTATTTTGATTGAAGAGCCAAACTATCCTGAGTGGCATTTGACTGAATTGGAAATATCGGAAATTGTAGATTATGCAAACGAAGGAAACAAGGCTTTACAAATTCAATTAAAGAAGTTAAAATTAATATACAATTTAATAAAAGAAGACAGATGGTAACCAAAACTAACAAACTACCTTTAAAAGATATATTGGCGGCTATTGATATGAATGCTAAAAATGTATGGGACGACTTGTCCGATGATGAACGAAAACAGGTATCATTTTATCTGTTGAATAGATATGTTAGTGCTATCAAAGGTAAAAATGAAGACAAGCAACTGCAAATATTTAAAACAAATCAATATTACAATAAGCATTTTTTTACACTAACTAAACACAAAAAATTATTATGGTATCTGTTGTGTATGACTGCTGATGATAAAAAATCAATAAGATATCATGAATGGATTGGCTATAAACAAAAAGGTAGTAACAGCACAGCAAAAGCAATGAAGTTTTTAGAAAAATTATATCCGTCTAGAAAAGAAGATGAATTAAAATTGTTAGCAAGTATTAACTCAACAAAAGAATTAAAACAGTTAGCAGAAGATTTAGGAATGACAAAAGAACAAATTAAGAAAACATTTTAATGATTGAAAAACTTTATTCGTGCAAATACTGTAATGCAAAATTTGCCAAAGAAAAAACTTTATCAGTGCATATGTGTGAACAAAAACGAAGATTTGTACAAAAAGATGAACGTAGAGTACAACTAGGATATCAAACATTTATGAGATTTTATGAACTATGTCAGAAATCTAGTAAACAAAAATCTTATGAAGACTTTTGCAAGTCTCCTTATTATACAGCATTTGTAAAATTTGGCAGTTTTATTAGTAATGTTAAGCCGTTATACCCAAACAAGTATATCGATTATGTTGTTACATCTGGTGTAAAATTAGATCATTGGTGCAGAGAAGAAATGTATTTAAAATACGCAGGAGATTTAATTTTAAGAGAAAGAGTTGAAACAGCAATGGAACGATCAATTAAAACTATGATGGATTGGGGAGATGAAAAACAAGCACCATGGGGAGACTATTTTAGATATGCAAGTTTAAACAGAGCAGTGATTGATATCAAAGACGGAAAGATATCTCCTTGGTTAATATTGAATTGTAAAAGCGGTAAAGTTATGATGAAGAAATTTAATGATGAACAATTACAGATTGTGTATCCGGTAATGGATCCATCGCATTGGGCATTAAGGTTCAAGCGAAAACCAGCAGATATTGAAATGATTAAAGAAATTGTAAAGGAGGCAGGACTATGATCAAAGAACACAATGTTGTTCCATTGTTTGGAATACCACTTTGTCAAACACAAATACAACCATACGAAGAAAGTGAAAACTTTCTAAAAGAAAAAATAGAATATGTTGAACGATCACACAAAGTATCATACATATCTAAAGATGATTATGTACTTGATAATGAAAACTTGATGCCACTCAAAAATGAAATTGAGACTCAGGTGAGCGAATTTATGCATGGATATTTAGACATACATGAAAAACATAGATTTGTAATCACAACAAGTTGGTGTAATAGATATGAACATAATCATTTTATACAAGAACATTATCATAGTAACAGTTTAATATCAGGTGTATTATTTTTATCAGACTGTCAAGATACAGCAAATATTGTATTTCATAAAGATAAAAATCATACAAATATTTTTACTGATACAGTTAAATTGGATCACAAAGATGAATTCGATTATGTTAACAAAAGAAGTTATCTATATCACCAATCTAAAATGGCAATCAGTCCAAAGAAATGGGATTTAGTTATGTTTCCAAGTTTTTTAAATCACAGTGTTGAAGCCAACACTAGCACAACTAATGTAAGATACACATTGTCATTCAATGTTTGGGTAAAAGGTGAAATAGGTGGCGGACACAGTAAATTGGTATTATAATGTTTGATGTAGATATAGACTTTGCAGATAGAAATGTGTTATTAGAAAAACTAAAACACAGAGTAGCCAAATTAGAAAATGGTAAAAAGCACAACACTGGTGTTTACTTTACAGAAATACCACATGATCCTGCAACTAATCTATCTACTTTAGATTATGAAACTGCTGAAGATAGAAACTATTTTAAATTGGATTGCTTGAATGTGAGTATATACAAAAACGTAAAAGACAATGATCACTTAAACAAATTAATGACAACAAAACCAGTATGGGAATTATTAGAAGCCAAAGAATTTAGTGATCAAGTTTTCCACTTGAACGGACATAATGACATTTTAAAAACATTAAAGCCAAAAAATATAGAACAATTGGCGGCTGTGTTGGCAATTATACGACCTAGCAAAAGATATCTACTCAACAAAGATTGGGACACAATATTAAAAGAAGTTTGGATTAAGCCAACTGACGACAAGTACTTCTTTAAGAAATCACACGCAACATCCTACGCATTCGCAGTTGTGGTCCACATGAATCTTATTTGCGAACAATTAACTTGATTATTTAGGTTTTCGAACCAACTGAACTGATTTTCTTTTACTACGTTTCATTGCAAGATTGTTTAAACTTGTAACAGGTCCTATTTTTACACTTACATCTTTGGTGTTCATCATCATTAGAACGTTCTTGAATATCATCAATTCTTTGCGTAAAAATATACCAATTGGGATCATTCTATTGCTTTCCCACCACCAAGTTTGACATAAACTCATAAATTTTTCTCTAGCATTTGTGTGTATTTCTTCATACACATACATTGACGTAATAGAGGTATCTTGGTTGTTGATTACCCCAACATACTCTTTTCCACCGTATTCGACGACCGAGATAAACGGAAAGTTCTTTTCTATGTCGTTTAACAGCATTTTAATATCAATAAATACATAAGATTATGCAACTTGTGCCAAAATATTTATTAAATAACAGTGTGACTCTTACCGCAAATCTGGCAGGAGAAATAACGGAGTATAGATCAGTGTATCAAAGAAATTTAAACATCGCTAAAGGAATAGACAACACAGTTCAGTTCAATGTGCTTAATGCAGATCAGAAACCTGTATCTATATTGAACACGTACACACCCAAGTTTCAATTGTACGATGAAAATAATAGATTAGTAGTAACCAGAGACGGTACTGTGATTGAAACGTCTACTCCAAGTAAAGTGGGTCATTTTACAATTACAATTTCAGAAAATGATTTATTGAACGTTAAGTCACAATATATGCACTACACAGTGTATCTACATAAAAACTCTGATTCATCAAAAACTATGTTACATAGTGGTACAAATTTTGAAAACAAAGGTACAGTCTATATTAGCACAGAAGAATTCCCGGGTCCATTGGATTCATATGCAGTAACAACATTTACAGAAAACAATCCAAGTTCGGGTGTTTTTGTTTCAGAAACAGTGACAGCAGAACCAACTATTAATGGTAATTCAGCATTGCACACGGTGGCTTATTATCTAGATCAAGCAGTTGGTGATATAGTTGTACAAGGAACACTTGCTAATCAGATTGATGGAGATACATTTTGGTCAGATATTGACACATTTACATCTACAGACTCAGACAGTTTGAAATATGTAAATTTTAATGGAGTGTACAGTTATCTAAGATTCCAACACACACTAACTTCTGGTAGTGTTACCAAAATATTAGTTCGAAACTAATTGACTTTTTCATTATTTTAAATTATAATACAAGCATGAATATTGTGCTTGACGTTTTACAAACTTATCTTCCTTCCAAAAGAAAGCAAACACCTAGTGGTTGGTTGGCTTTTAATGCTCCTTGTTGTGAGCATAATGGTACAACACCAGATACAAGACAAAGAGGCGGACTGATAGCAAAAGCAGACGAAAGTGTTAGTTTTCATTGCTTCAATTGTGGATTCAAAACAAGTTGGAGATTAGGAAGAAACTTATCTTATAAAATGAAAAGATTTATGAGATGGTTGAATATGCCTGATGATGTAATAACAAAATTAGCACTTCAAGTTTTACAACAAAAAACAGATGCAATAGGATTCAAATCAATTGTTACTCTTCCAAAATTTACAATAAAAGAACTTCCACCTAAAGCAAAACCAATACACGAGTGGGCAACATATAAAGATTTAGAACCAAGCGGAGTTGATAAAGATTTATTTTCTGTAATGGAATACATTGCTAAAAGAAAATTAACTCTAGACGATTATGATTTTTATTGGAGTCCTGAAGCAGGATTTCGAGATAGACTGATTATTCCTTTTACACATCAATCAAAGATTGTTGGGTACACAGCCAGAAAGGTTGTAGAAAGTAAAGTAAAATATTTGTCAGAACAACAACCAGGATATGTGTTTAATACAGATGCCCAAGACGATGATAGAAAATATATTGTAGCAATGGAAGGTCCTATTGATGCTATTGCTATTGATGGTGTTGCTTTATTGGGTAGCGAGATAAAAGAACAACAAACAGCACTAGTAAACAGTTTAGGCAAACACGTGATTGTGGTTCCTGACAGAGACGAAGCAGGACAAAAATTAGTTTATGATGCTATGGAATCGGGTTGGTCAGTAAGTATGCCCGAATGGAGTCAAGATATTGGAGATGTTAACGATGCTGTGCGTAAATATGGTAGACTTCATACATTGTACACAATAATAAAGAATGCTGAAGATTCACAACTAAAAACTAAACTAAGGATGAAAAAATGGTTCGCATAAAGAATTTTTTAAAAAAAGCGATCTCAATTTTGTTTTTTCCTATCACTAAACTTGTAAACTACATCAAGTACAAGAAGAAGATTAGAGAATTGCAAAAAAGAGATCCTTTTATATACAAGTAGGAGAAATATGATCGTTTGGGGAATAACAGGAAACAATCACGATGCCAGTTTGGCAGTGATGGAATGGAAGGTGCAAGGATTAACGGATCACTATGCTCTAAGATTAAAATGGGCAGGCATGAGCAAAGATTTTAGTGGAGTTGCTGGAGATCCAACGTTGTGTCCTAAACTGATGGCAGAAGTAAGAGCCAATCCTAAATGGGCCTACCCTGCAAAAATTTATTTTTATGAAAAGCCTTTGAAGAAAACTATGAGACAACTAATTGCAGGACAAGGTTGGAAATGGAAAGAAAATAATATTAAAAAGTTTCTAGCAAAATCTGGTATACACAATGTTCCTATAGAATATATTGATCATCATCACAGTCATGCGGCATATGGTTATTACACATCGTCATTCAAAAATGCGGCAGTTATTGTTTTAGACTCAATTGGTGAGTTTGAAACATTTACTATTTGGCATGGCAGAGGTACCAAGTTAGAAAAGAAATACACTCAAAGTTATCCTCACAGCATTGGATTATTTTATTCTGCAATGACACAAAGATGTGGATTCAAAGCAAACGCAGAAGAATACAAATTAGAACAATTAGCGAAAAAAGGTAATTGGAGAAAACATTATAGATTGTTTATGGAAGAAATTATAGATACTAGAATGCCTTTCAAAACAAGAGTAAATTTACACAGAGGTTGTAATTGGTGGAGACCCGAATTAAACACAGAAGAAGATATGGCGGATCTAGCCGCAACTACACAACACATTTTTGAACAAGTATTGATGTGTGCCAGTTCGTGGATACAGATGAATATCAAAACATCAAACATAGTTTTGGTTGGCGGATGTGCATTGAATAAAACTGCTGTGAGTAAATTAAATGCAGTGTGGGATGATATATGGGTGCCAAAAAATCCTGGTGACCCTGGATCATGTGTAGGTGCAGTGTGTGCCAAATTTCATAAGCACATTGACTTTAATGAAGAAATGTGGTATAATAAGGACAATGGTAAAACAAAATAAAGATTACGGATACGAGATACAAAAACTGTATCTTGAAATGATGTTGAGTGACGCAGAAACATTTGTGCGTTGTCAGTCCATATTTGATCATACACTATTTGATAGAAAACTTCAAGAAACAGCAGACTTTGTGAACAAGTATGTTGTTCAATATAATTCATTGCCAACATATGACATTGTTAACAAGTCGTGTAATATGGAATTAAAAGCGGCAGACAATCTATCTGAAGAACATTTCAATTGGTTATTAGATGACTTTGAAACATTTGTTAGACACAAAAGTTTAGAAAGAGCAATATTAAAAAGTGCTGATATGTTGGAAAACGGTGAATATGGTCCAGTTGAAGAATTGGTCAAGAAGGCAGTACAAATAGGACTACACAAAGATATAGGAACAGATTATTTTGATGATCCCAAAGCAAGACTAATGGGATTGAAAGATCAAAACGGTCAAGTTAGCACAGGCTGGGCAACACTAGATAAAAAATTGTTTGGTGGATTCAACAAAGGTGAATTGAATATATTTGCTGGTGGATCTGGTGCAGGTAAAAGTTTATTCCTTGCAAACTTAGGTTGTAATTGGGTGCTGAATGGTTTAAATGTTGCATATGTATCATTTGAATTAAGTGAAGCACTAGTAAGTATGAGACTAGATTCTATGCTGACTGATGTGCCTGCTAGAGAAATATTTAAAGATTTAGATGGTGTAGAAATGAAAGTTAAACTGCTTGGCAAAAAAGCAGGTAAGTTTCAAATCAAATACATGGCAAGTGGTAAAAACGCAAACGATTTAAGAAGTTATCTCAAAGAATATGAAATTAAAACTGGCAGTAAACTAGACGTTATACTGGTTGACTATTTGGATCTTATGATGCCAATCAGTAGAAAAGTTTCTCCAAGTGATTTGTTTGTTAAAGATAAATTTGTATCTGAAGAATTAAGAAACTTATCAATGGAATTGAATGTTATCTTTGTTACAGCATCACAGTTGAATAGAGGTGCTGTTGAAGAAATTGAATTTGACCACAGTCATATATCGGGTGGGTTAAGTAAAATACAAACTGCTGACAATGTGTTTGGTATATTCACATCAAGAGCAATGAGAGAACGTGGTAGATATCAAATACAACTTATGAAAACAAGATCATCTAGCGGAGTTGGTCAAAAGATTGATTTAGAATTTGATGTAGACAGTTTGAGAATAAGAGATCTTGCTGAAGATTCTGAATATCAAGAGTTTGATAAACGTAAGAGTACAATATATAATTCACTGAAAAAGACATCAACAGTAACTGAAAACGATGCCGAAGAACCAAAAGAACTTAAAGCACCAGACCCAACAAAAGGCGACACTGTTGGTCGTATCGAAACAGGTAACACTGATCAAACAAAGTTGAGGGACTTTTTAAAGTACCTTGATGGCGATGAATAAACAATACAAAAGAATAGTAATTCCAAAAGGTTTAGATTTAGGAACCAGCAGACGTAC